CTGTATTGGAATGGGCAACAATGCGAAGTCCGTATCTCCGACATAGCCAGAAGTGCAAGTTGGATAAGCACTACTAATGCAGGGCTGAAGGATGCGCTGGTAACTTTTGGTGCAGAGGAGACTTTCCCAGGAATATCAAGGGTTGTAGCTTGGAATAGGGACACAACTGCTAACTTAACATTGATTGTTAGTCTGACTAAATTGTGGGCAATCAATAGAGCAATAACTGCAGGGTTGACAGTTTCAACAACAATAACTAAGTTTAGAAATAGATTGATAACAACAAGTCCAGGACTGACTGTAAATGCAGTCGTGAGTAGGGTATTGGCTTATGCGAGAGCTTCATCCTCTGGGCTTACAGCTTCAATTACTATAGCAAGGTTGCGGAACAGAACAATCATTACATCTCCAGGGTTGACTATTAGCACTACAATTAGCAGGGTGATGACTTATACCAGAGCCACCATAGCAGGTTTAACATCTGCTGTAACCGTTGCTAGGTCAATGAACAGAACTATTACTACTTCTGCTGACTTAGCGGTTAGTGTCACAGTTGCCAGGGCAGTTGCATGGGCAAGAGCTACTACATCTAATCTAACCATATCAACTACCATTTCAAGGGTTGCTGGATATACAAGAGCTATCACAGCTGGCTTAACCGCCACTGTGACTATTGCCAGACAGGTAGCATTTATAAGGACTCTCTCAGCTGGTATCACTGCATCTGTTAGTATTGTAAAGGTCTTCGGGAAGAAGTGTTCAGGTACTCTCACTCCAGCTGGTGCTGTTATGAAAACAACCTTTAAGTCTGTTGGTGGAGTTATAACTCCCTCAGGGGCAGTACTCAAGTCTATATCCAAAAGCATAGGGGGAGTTCTAAGTTTCCTTGGAGGACTGGTACCTTGGATGCATGGTCCTCCAGCAGACTACACATTGACTTTTGAAGAAAGTGTAGATTTAACATTAGCGTTTGAAGAGGGAGTAGACTTGACACTGACATTTGAGGAAGGGGTAGATTTAGCATTGGAGTTCAAAGGAGGATAACATGGCAAAACTATGGTTTGATATAGGTGAGACTATAATCTGTCGTCTGGTGTCTAAGAAGGATGGTGAGATAGTTAGTCTTGATGCTGTCCCGACTATTACTATATCTAATGATGATGGTGTAGTAATAAATACTGCGGATATGTCGGAGAATGTGGGTGTAGACTATTACTATGACTTCACTACTGTAGCCAGACCAGATGGAAGTTATAGAGCTAAGATTACTGCAGTTTATGGTGCTAGACCTACTATTATCAATGGCGGCTTCAAGCTACATTAGGAGATGATGAGTATATGAGAACTTTATCTTCGGGACTTAAAGCAGCACAGCGAGCATCTAGTGGCGAATCAGATGTATATATAAAGGTTGGGGGTACAGTATACTCCACTGTTCTTAAAAACTTACGACATATTGAGAGGCCTTATGGAGGCGTAGCTGTCATACTACTAGATAACTCCGACAAGAGTATCACTGATGACCTAAGAGGCAATAAGGTAACTATTGGCTATGGCTTTGAAGGTGAAGGTAAGTCTGATGCTGCTCCTCTTTGGGTGCTGACTCAGACTGATGTGTCTCGTGAGGGACAGATACTGACTCAACTACAATGTATAGATGCTTGGCAGAGGTTATACTTGCGTAGGATTGCTGCTGGTGGAGGAGTAGAGCTTAAGGGGACTACTGAGGGAAGCTTCAATATAGGGATGAGGGTAACTGGGCAAACATCTGGAACTGTAGGTACTGTTATTGCTGTCGGAGAAGGATTTATAGGAGTTGGTAAGGTAGCCAAAGGTCCATTTGTAGAAGCTGAAGTAGTCCAGTCTGACCTGTACTCCAGCATCAAGATAACTGTAGATAGTGTGGCAGACTATGGTGGTGGCAGCTCTCCTGCTTGGAGTGGAGATAAGACTATACTACAGATTATTGAGCAGCTGGCAACTGGTATAGCTGATGTAGTCTTAGATAGTTCTGATGGTATAGTAAATACTACTAAACCAAACTACACTACTGACTTCAATGTCAGATACCTTGATATTATTGAAGATATGATGAACTATACTAAGTCCGCTATCAGGATGGAGAACGATGGTAAGCTTCATATATTTAATATAACTTCAGCTCCTGGGACAGATGATTATAAGTATGACACTACCCACTGCTTCTTCAGCGATATAAGGGACACATCATTAGTACTGCCTAACAGAATCATAGTGATTAACGCTGAGCAGATACTCACAGGGATAACTCCTTATTATGGAGAAGCTAAAGATGATGCTGCTATTGCCAGGTTTGAGGAAGTTGTCCAGGTGGTGTCTGCTGATGTTCGGTCTAACGACGCTGCTAATGAACTAGCAGCTTCTAGGCTAAATAGAGTCCAGAAGGAAACTACTAGAGGCACAGTAGAAGTCCCCATGAACTGTGGGCAGGAGCTGTTTGACTACATTAAGGTGACTGATACTAGAGCTGGTATAGCTTACAAAGCTTGGATTGGTAGCTTAGAGCATGAATGGGAAGAGGGTGTGTATAAGCTGACCATTGGTTTAGGTGGACTATCGGGAGCTGAGAAATTGCCAGTTGATGAGGAAGAATATCCACTACCTAATATGCAGATACCTATAGTTCCTGTAATATCAAGTACTACTTGGATTTTGCCAAGAGCAATTCAAGGATTCCACCATGATATTCACTTTACTGCTACTAACTGGCGGACAGTTGACTGGAGTGATGGAGGAACAATCAAGTTCTATGACGGGACTACTCAAGTTATTAGTGGTGGTAGTTATGCTATGCCTAGTGATGCTCTTTACTCTGTATACTTCGACTTGGATGATGATAACCCTAATATATTAAAAACTACTACTGACTATCTTAGTGTACTAACAATGAAGACTGGAGTAATCTGTATAACACAGAGGAGCATAGCAGGAGCAGATGGTGGGATGTTAGCTAATGTTCTACCTTCTTATGGTAAAGAACCTTTGATTACCCCTGACTTTATTGATATGGCAGGGATAGGTTACTATGACTATGGTGGTGGTACTTATATTCCTGCTGTTTTCCAGACACAAGTGGCTGCAGGAAGGCTTGTTCTTTCTGCTGCTAATACATTTGAAGAAGGATATGACCCCACTACCAAAGAACTATTGGTACATAGAGGGGCTGTTGCTCCTGATGATACTACTAAACTATGGTGGGATACTAATGTAGACACTATGAAGAGGTATGATGGGGAGAACTGGATTGTGTATACTGGTGAGTGGTATCGTAAGAGTGGCGTGATACTGGATGCTACAAAAGGCATAGCTATATATGGTGGTGCTATGTCCTTTAGAACTTACCCAACAGAAGCTGACTATGATGAGGACACAAACATTCAGTGCTATATAGATACTGATGGTAAGATGTATGCTGGTGGTGGAAATGTAGTGCTTGATGCAGATGGTCTTCATATCTTAGGTTATCATCAAATAGAATTCAAGGATGGTGAGGATGTTAGAGGCTGGATGTACCCAACTGCTTATGGTATTGCTATTGCTGCTGATACTGGTGGTAATTTAAGTATAGGAGTAGGTGCTACTTATCTAGGAGCAGGAGTTGGATTTGCTACGGAATTGGTTAATGCTGGTATGGGTAAATTAGTAATTCCTGTAGGTGAAGACCTGTATAATTAAGGAGAAGTTGAAATGCCTGTAAAAACCTTTCATGCTCTGAGTTCAAATTTTGGTATGGTAAAAAAGGGCTCTTATGGAGAAAGCTATCAAAGCGTACATGATGCAGCTACTGGGAGACTATATCCAGGTGATGATTATAACCTTCCAGTAGGTCAAGATTGGGCAGCTCCTACTAATAGCTTCTGGGTTTATAGAAGTGGTCTTTACTTTGACACCACTAGTCTTTCTGGTATTTCTGGTGCTTATATAACAGGAGCTACCTTAACTTTGACCCCATATAGTAAACGCACAACACGTTCATGGGATGTAGTTGTTGTTGATGCTTCAAATATTGACTATCCTCCAAGTGCAGCAAATTTTGGTTATTTACGAGTCTCAACCCCTACTCTAGGTCAAAAAGATGTTTCTTTGTTTTCCACAGAGACAGAGACAATTATATCTTTGGATGTTTCTGCTATTGACACAACTGTCTATACTGAACTTGGACTTAAAAGTTCAAGGGATATTGACAGTGACCCACCAATAAAAGATGAAACACCCCCTATTTATAGCACCTATAATGACATACTTTTTTACCCAAGAGGCTCTGGGAAACACCCTAAATTAACTGTCACTTACTCTTTTACTCCAAATTATGGCTATCTATGGATTGAAGGTAATCTCTTACATTGGACTCCTAGTGCAGGGACTGAGAAGCAAATAGCTGCAACTATTGTACCACCAGGAGCAGGAGGTCTTACTCCTGGCTATCTTTGGATAGATGGAATACACCTACATTACATAGATGAAAATGGTGTTCATCGAAGAGTTGCTGGCATACTTGATGGAGCAACAGGAGCAACAGCAGGCTATCTCTGGATAGAAGAAAACTACCTACGTTATATAGATGCTGCTGGGAATGAGAGATACTTACAAGGAGTATCACCATAATTTATAGGAGGTGACTAATGGCTCAACTAATATTTACTTTCACATTAAACACAGATACAAAGGAGACAGCATTTGTAGGTAGCATGAAGCCTCAAATGGCATTTCAGATGCTTCAGCAGTTGATAGTGGCTGAGGCAGTTAAGAATGCAACAAAGGATATAGAACCTAAGATAGAATCTAATAAGGAGGTAAAGAAAGATGAACCTAACTGAGTTTCGGAGCTCACTAAGAGTAGACCTAAAAGACCCAGGAGGAGAAGGGAAGCTGTGGACTAATGATGAGCTGAACAGGTGTGTTAATAAGTCAATGTCTGACCTATCCAGGTTTCTGCCGCTGGAGAAGATTTATGAGGTTACTCTAGGATTCACAGTTACTGATGAAGAGTGGACAGCAGGTGCTAGTGCAGGCACTTGGGTAACACTGGCTAATAAACCTATCAAGTATGATAGCGAGACAGTGAAGGATGCTGACAGTGTAGCTTGTGTGAGGGATACTGACTACTACATGAATTATGGAGCTGGTAAGATTACTCATATTGCAGATAGTAAGATAGCCAATCTTGAGGCTTGCACAATATCTTACACCAAGTCTGAGATTGCTCTGGACATTAGTAGCTTAACAGACCTGATTAGGATTAGTAGAGTAGAGTATCCAGTAGGTAATGTTCCTCAGTCCTTTGTTAGTTTCAATGTAGTGGAAGATTTACTGTCTGTCGCTGGAGCAACAGAGTCTCAAGTTAGGCTGACTTCAGGTAAGCATATAGCCATACACTATAAGGCTATGCACACTGAGCCTGAGATTGCTGTTGACAGCTCCTGTCCTAGTTTCCTGAACAACACAGTTATACTAGCGGCATCAGCTTATGCTTTGCTTATTAAAGCATTGTATTATGAGCAGCAGGTAGCCAGTGATATTGCCCTGTCTAAGGGTGAGCTGGATAATGTGAGTCATACTGATACTAGTGATGCGTTAGACAAGATAAATACTTATGCTGTAGGGGCTTCAGCTCCTTCTGTTAAGAAGTATCTAAGTGATGGAGTTAGTAAGATAAACGCCATAAATGTAGGCGATAATGTTCCTGAGAACTACGCTGCTTATGCAGGTATGAGTAGAGATATAGCCAGCTTGTTTATAAATGAGGCAGTTCAGCGGAATGCTATCAACAATCACTATATAGCTGGGGCAGCTAACTATGTTGCCACTGCAAATCAGCTTACAGCATTAGCTGAGACACTTAGAACTGAGGCTGCCGAGAGAAGGAATGAGGCTTGGAGCATTTGGATGGATAAGAAACAGTTCGTTGGTAGCTTTGTTATGACTCCACCAGCTCAGCCTGTGAAGTAATATGGGTAAATGGCAGTTCCTTAACACCTATGACGAATGGCATGCTTTGGTGATAGGCTGGGCAGAGGCAGTATATCCAAGAGAGCCAAGGTTTAAGATGGGATTGGAGACTAAGAATCCAGTTGATGGTGAGTACTGGTACTATGCGTTTGGCTTGGCTTTGGGAGCATTGACTTGGGTAGGAGTAGTTGTGGGCTGTGTTGCTTGGTTGCTTCGATGAATTGAGGTGGAGGGGTCTCCTAGGGGATGAGTCAGCTCCTAGGATGGGACACGAAGTGTAATAGCCATGACTCAGTTAGCGTGGGAGTAGGTTACTTATTGACTACTCCCACTTCTGTAATAGTTTAACACTCATTGGAGTGTAGAGAGGAGCAATAGAGTCTAGACCAAGCTGACTCAGCTCCAACCTAACATCTCCATCAAACATCATGCTGTCGTGGACTGTGACTACCAGTGGCAACTCCTTACACTTAATCAATGCTCGCTTCATTATCTCAGCCCCAGTGCCTTGGATAATATAGTTAACTGCCTTCCTCTTGATAGCCTCATCATTCTCAAAGCCAAGTGGCAAGTCTATCCTTCTCCCAAACATAGTCTCGATGTAGCCATTTCTTAATCCCTCATTCTGAGTCCCCTTAATCCACTCAGCAGCACCCTTGAAAGCATTGAACCACTTATCCATTAGATTGTAGCATAGTCTAATGTCCCTGACCTTAGCAGTACTCCTTATAGTTTGTGGTGTAGCACCATATATCATGGCGAAGCCTACATTCTTAGCTATCTTCCTAGGTATCCTCATCAGGTCAGCAGTAAGCTGATGTATGTCTTCGTTCTCCTCGTAAGCTTTCAGCATCTCTCTATCTCCAGATAAGTGAGCCAATATCCTCAGTTCCTCCTGACTATAATCAGCATGGGTGAAGACATCAGAATCAGGCAGAAACATATTCCGTACTTCCCCAGGTGGGATGTTCTGGAGGTTTCTGTTAGATGAGGATATTCTCCCAGTCACTGCATCTAGGTTATACTCAGTGAATATCCTATCCTCATTAGCCAACGGATGAATGTATCTGTTTAGCAGTGTATTAGCCTTCCTGAAGTTAAGCACAACAGCAGCTATAGGGTCATCCAGTAATTCTAATGTAGCTGCATCAGCCTTGAGACTTTTCCTACTCCTGGTGAATGGCAGGAAGTTACCCCTCTTAGCAAGTATATAACCAACTTGTTGAGGAGAACTCGGACTGAATCCTTCTCCGTCACATAGCGTCTTGTAGTAGTCAACATCCTTAGTAAACTTAACATCTAGCTTCCCTCTCAGTTCCTGGTCTACTCTCATCCCCTTATTAGACATATCTATCAGAATAGGAACAACCTCCATCTCTATCTTAAAGTAATCTGGGTCTACTCGTGGCTTATAAGACTGATACAAAGCTAGTGTAGCCATAGCATCTTCACAACACTTCTTAGCCACTTCACTAGGCTCTAGGTCTAACATAGTCTGCTTAGGTCCTAGCATATCCTTAACATTCCGTGTCTCCATACCGACTTCTGGAGCTAGCATTGATAACTTTATAAACCCTTTATTAAGTAAGTGAGCCATAGTGGCTACATCAGCTATATTAGTTCTATCTATGCTGTGAAGTATATCAATAACATTAAGGTCAAAGGGAGCATTGAAGAATGCCTTAGTGATACTAGGACTTTCTAATATACCCCAAGGAATATCTTGGGATAGTTCGGGATAGGTAGGGAAGTAGAAGGCATCAGTAGGAGACACAGCTATTCCTATTCCAATAGGCATCCGCTCCTTAAGAGATATAGTCTCAGTATCAATACTAATAGCCTCAGGTGGATTGTCTATGAGGAGTTCCTGGAGAAGCTTTATCTTGTAACCTTCACTCTCAGTGTAATCTTCGTCTCCAGGTCCTCTGCTGCCATAGTAATAGAATGACATTTATACCTTCTCCTTAACAACCTCTATTATTCTCCCTGCTAGTGCCAGGCAACTTAGTCTCATATATTCACTCCCTTTATCCCACTCTGTTTTGTATTCACCGAGAATACTAAAGCGCCAATTATAAACTAGCCTAGCTACTTCTTCCTTAACCTTTTCTTGCTCAGTCATCTGTCCCTCCTTTCCTCAAAATAAGAATGTCTTCTTCATCGACTACCAACTCACCCCTAGCCTCTCTCATTGTATGGAAGAAGGTGCCAGGAGGCTTCCACTTGTGCCAGCTATCCAACTGGAATCCCATCTTGGAGCAGCTCCTTATCACCCAGTCTGACAGACTCACTCTCCTCTGCTTCTCTACATAGTCCTTGATAATGACTGACAAAGTCCCACCAACTGACAGACTATCATAGCACTTCTTATACACTTTTTCCATTTGCTGATTATAGAGAAATCGATTTAACCTGCCAACATTACCTTCCGTCTTCTGATATGTAGCTCCCTCGTCTCCATACATCTCCTTCTGTATCCCAGTTGGTTTCTTCATCCTCATAATCTGAGCATACGGTGGTGAGAATATGATATGGTCTACTGGTATAGGTAGTATCCTCAAGCAATTACCATGTATAGCAGTGATGTATGTGCTAATACCTGGAGCTATCTCCTC